TCTATAGATGATATACGCGGCAGTGGCTCTGTCAAGCAAATCTCTTTCGATATTGTAGCCTTTGCAAGGAATATGCAAGCTAAAGATGCAGAAATTAGAAATACAATTAAAATAAGCGTTTTAAAATCGCGTTATACTGGTCTTACAGGCCCAGTAAACGGAACCCAATATATATACGATACAGGTCGATTAGAGTATTGTGAAACTCTTAAAGAAAGGAAAGACGACGACAGTTTTAAAAAAGTGGAAATAACAGAAATACCGCCAATGAAATAAGGAGTTCAAATGACACAAGAGATACCCTGGTCAAGCGTGGGATATTTGACATTTAAGCGAACCTACTCACGTAAATTAGATGACGATTTGCCAGAAGATTCTCCTACTGAAGAGTTTGAAGATACAATCGATCGTGTTGTCTTAGCTTGTGAAGATCAGCTTGGTTGCGGCTTTACAATCAACGAAGAGCGGCAAATAAAAGAATATATGATGTCTTTAAAGTTTTCAGTTGCAGGTCGTTTTCTTTGGCAACTAGGTACAAAGACAGTGGATCGAATAGGATTAGCCTCTCTACAAAACTGCGCTGCAACTGTAATTGATCACCCAATACGGCCTTTTACCTGGGCTATGGATATGTTAGCTCTGGGCTCAGGTGTAGGCTATAATTTACAAAAAGAGCACGTAAATAAGATACCTGAAGTTAAGCCATGGTTTAAAGGGCCTAGGCGTTGGAATAACGCAGGTGCTGATTTTATCGTTCCTGATAGTAGAGAAGGGTGGGTGCGTCTTTTAGGTAAAACTCTTAAAGCTGCTTTCTTATCTCACTCTAAAGAAAAAGGTTCATTTACTTACTCTACTCAGCTTATCAGAGGCAAGGGCGCCCCGATCAAAGGCTTTGGAGGTGTTGCTTCTGGTCCTGAAGATTTAGTGTGGGGCATTAAACAGATTAGTAGAGTCCTTGAAAAACGGCGTGGTCATAAAATTCGACCTATTGACGCGCTGGATATTATGAATATTATCGGGCATATTATTGTAGCCGGCAATGTTCGTAGGTCTGCGCAGATAGCGATTGGCGACCCTGACGATGTTGAGTTTCTGCTTGCTAAGAGATGGGACTTACCTAATATCCCTAAATGGCGCGCAATGAGTAACAACAGCGTGGCCTGCGATAATATCAATGATCTTCATGATTTCTTCTGGGATGGTTATGAAGGGAGAGGCGAGCCGTACGGTCTTATTAATCTTGAACTATCAAGAAGTTGCGGGCGCATTGGTGAGTTTGAATACACTGATCCAGGAGTACAGGCTTATAATCCATGTGCGGAGCAAGGCCTGGCTCCATATGAAACATGTTGCTTGAGCGAGATCTTCTTGCCAAACATCGAATCAAAAGAAGAACTTTATGATATACTAGAGTATTCATATAGAATTAATAAACATTCATTAGCTTTGGATTCGCATCATCCTGAAACAGAGGCGATTGTGCATCAAAATATGCGTATGGGTATTGGGATGACAGGGATTTTGCAAGCTAGTAAAGAACAAAGAAGCTGGCTTTCAGATGCGTATTTGCACTTAAGAGATTTCGACAAAACATATTCAGCTGAAAATGACTTTCCAGAGAGCGTCAAGCTTACTACGGTTAAGCCCTCTGGAACACTCTCATTGCTATCGGGAGTAACGCCCGGTATCCATCCTGCATTTGCTCAGCATATGTACCGAAGGATACGTATCGCAAGTACTCATCCGCTAGTAAAAACATGTAGATCACATGGATATCCTATCGAGTTCCAAAGAGATTCTGACGGAAGAGAAGACTATGGCACAGTTATTGTAACATTTCCTTTTGCATACCCTAAAGGAACAAAATTAGCAGAAGAGATGTCTGCCGTAGATCAGCTGAATGAAGTCCGAAGAGCTCAGACAGAGTGGTCTGACAATAGTGTAAGCTGTACTGTATACTATAAGAAGGAAGAAATACCAGAAATTAAACGCTACCTTAAACGTTATTATAATGATTTTCATAAATCACTTTCTTTCTTATTACACAGTGAGCACGGGTTTGACCAAGCCCCTATCGAAGAAGTCACAGAAGAAGTATATAATAGCCTTAAAGCTAATACTAGAGTCATTACCAAAGTTGACTATGCTTCTTTTGAGCAGTATGATGAATGCGCGTCAGGTGCATGCCCTGTTAAATAGAGGTCACTATGGCCTTTCATATAGCCCGTCAATATGGCGGGCTTTTATGAAACCCAGAGGCACGATGGATATGATATATACCGATAAAAATGACTTGGTGGGTGACTACCCCCACTTCAGTTGGCTTTTAGATGCCGACATTGCAGACTATAGTTTTGAGATTGTCTGTAGAGAACTGGTGTGGCACTATGGCATATGGTATGGAGGTATATGGCATGATGGCGTGGAGGTGTGTGGCTTGACGGTAAATGGTGCGACGGTAGGTGGTACGGTGGCTCTACAAGCATGCGCTCGAAATATACGCCAATAATAGAAGACACAGGCGAATTGAGCATCGGTTGTATCGCGAAGACTGCCGAAGAGTGGATCCGATGGCTAGAATCTGATGAAGAGTATGAGACCTCACGCAAGGACCCCAATTTCCTACTCATTGAGGCGCACATTCATGCAGCATTGAATATCAACGCGTACTGACATCGTAGAAAGGAAGCAATCAATGCAATTTATTACAAACGTATTAGCTACAGATTGGGTTGTTCTGTATTTTTATTTTGTACCTATTGGTATTTGTTTAATAGGCGCTAGTCTTAAAACTAGGCGTGAATTACAAAATGATCTAAAGAGAAGAGAATCCATGATATTTTACATGCCTACTGTCAGAGTGGGTACTCTTATAGGTCGCATTGTTTTAATATTCCTGCCTGTAGCTAATTTCTTTTATGGCTTATACTTGTTGTTCTCAGAACTTACTCCTGGATTCATGGCAATGTTTGTAAGAGTCTGTAATACACCCCTTGTAAGCCCTAAAGAGAGGAAAGAGGATGGAGATAACCAGTGACGAGGCATATTATCTACTTAGAGTACTTGAAGACGAAATATCTGTAAACGGAAAAGTAGAACTTCTAAAAGATTTTTTAGAAATCCAGTTCATGAAAGATATTATAAATCTAGCATATAATCCTTTTATACGCTTTAGATTAAAAAGCGAAAGCTTGTTAGGCGTTACAGGACAAGGTAGCGGAGAGTTAAGTCTTGACGACCTTCAGATATTTGAGCACATGGCTGAGGGTAAATTGTCCGGCAATGAAGCGAAAGACGAAGCGACACGAGTGATTGCTGAGCTTACAGAAGAGTCTGCTTGGCTGTTCAAAGACATCCTAGATAAAGATCTCAAGTGTAATATAGGGGCTAAGCTAGTAAACAAAGCAGTGCCTGAATTTTTACCCGAGACTCTTTATATGAGATGCTGCTTACCTAAACATGTGAAGAATTTTGACTGGGGCGGTGCCGTCATTCAAGAAAAAGCAGACGGTATGTTCGTAAACATTACAGCGCATCCCGGCAGGATTACTTTTACATCTCGTAACGGGCAATTCTTTCCGGAGCATGCATTTTCTCATATTGCAAATGACCTTCTACCCCACTGTCACAATACTGCGTTTCAAATTCACGGCGAAATGCTTGTAACATATAACGGGCATATACTTGACAGGAAAACCGGAAATGGTGTCCTTAACAGCTTACTGAAAAAAGCAGAGGAGCCGCCTGAGGGTATAAAGTGTGTTTACTTCGCGTGGGATATGATCCCTTATCATGCTCTGAAGTCGAAAGAAGATACAACACCTTATATACTTAGATTTGGTAAACTATTCGATATTGCAAAATCTTCCAGATATATTAATTTGATACCTTATGAGATTATAAGTAGCGAAGAAGAGGCAATGGATTTTTTTAAACAAATGTTAGTAGCAAATAAAGAAGGAGCAATTGTAAAAGAAGCTGATGCAATATGGCGAAACGGCACTTCTAAACAACAATTTAAACTTAAAGCTGAAAAAGATTGCGACCTAAAAATAGTGGGCTTCAAGCCGGGTAAAGGTAAAAATAAAAAGACATTCGGTTCGATAAGATGTGAATCGAAAGATGCGCTACTTGAAGTATTTGTATCAGGGTTTACAGATACTATGAGGAAGATGATTTGGGAAGATCGCAATCGTTACCTAGGCAAAATCATTACAGTAAAATTTAACGAAGTAATTGACTCAAAAACTTCTGACAAGTACTCGTTATTCTTACCGAGGTTTGTAGAGATTAGAGAAGACAAGACTGAAGCAGATACTCTAGATAAAATACAAGGAGCATAATATGAAGCCAATGCATAGGAAAACAATTAAGGCACATTTAAAGAAAAAACTAGATGCAGTAGCTGATTCAATAGACGATAACAAAGAGATACGTACTCTTTTTCGTAAAGAGGCTTGTGTATTAGGCGGTAGCATTGCATCTATGCTAATGGGTGATGAAATAAATGATTATGATATTTATTTTAAGACCCAAGAAGGTGCATTTAAAATCCTTTCGTATTTTCTAGAGCGAAGGAATGCATCGATCACAAAAAGTGTAAACTTACGAGCGTATTATACTTCAATCGTGAATTGTAAAGGCGTTGATGAGAGTAGAATCGTAATCTCTAACCACAAAGGCATTGAGGGCTTAGAAGATCGTTTCCTTTTAGCTAGAAGCGGTAAGGCAGAACGCGAGAAAAATTATGGAGTACTTGCGATCACTAATAATGCAATATCTTTAAGTGATAAA